GGCTGATCCTCCCTTCGGTCGGGCCGCTGCGGGCGGGCGGTCGCCCTTGCGAGGCCTGCGGCCTCGGACCATTCCAGGCCATTGGCGTGTTTCGCCCCTCATCCAACTCCGGCTAGGCTCCTTGGTCGCCAAGCCTGCGTATCCTTCTCCCCTGGGGAGGAAGCGAAGCTGGCCGACAGGCCAACGATGCCGGAGCTTGGCGCTTCAGCGCCTAGCGGAGGCTGGATGAGGGGATGGAGCGGCTCGCAGGTTCGATAGGGCCGAGGAAATTGCGAGCGCCGATACGCTTGCGGAAAACAAACTTACTCACACTTCGATCTTGAGCAGTTTGATCGCGTTCGAATCGAGCACTTGCCCACCCACGCGCCGGGTGGCGTAGAAGTGGACGAAGGGCTTGTTGGTGAAGGGATCGCGCAGGATCTGCGTCGCCGTGCGTTCGGCGATCAGATAGCCGTGGCGGAAATTGCCGAAAGCGATCGGATATTCGCCGGCGGCGATATCGGGCATGTCCTCGGCCTCGACCACCGGATAGCCGAGCAGGCGGTCGGGCTGGCCTTCCACCAGCCCCGCCTGCCACAGGAATGCGCCGTCGGCGGTCTTGAGCTTGCGCACTTCGGCCAGCGTGGCTGAGTTCATCACCCAGCTTGCGCCCTGGCGATGGCCTGAATTCAGCGTGTGGACGAGGTCGATCAGCCGGGTTTCGGGATCGGTCCCGAGGCCGGCGGCATCGCCCGAGCCGAGATATTGCAGACTGCCGAAGCTGCGCGCGCCGTCCGCAGCGGTGGAGGCGGGCGCGGTAAGGAAGCCCTCGGGCTGGTCGAACCCGCTGCCGCCTACGAAGGCCGCACCTTCGGCCCGCGCGAATTCCATCGCGATCTCGCTCGCCAGCCAGCTTTCGAGGTCGAAAGCCGCATCGTCGAGCATCGCCTGGCTGGCCGCCGGATTGGCATAGAGCTCGCCGGTCGGCGGGATGATCTCGTTGAACTGCGGCGTCGCGGTTTCAGGGCGGGCCACGGTTTCGGAGACCCAGCCGCTGGCCGTGCCGCCGGTGGTGACGAGCTTGCGATAGCCTGCGCTGCCGGTCTGCACGACCTGCGCGATGGCGCGGATCGGGCTGATTTCGGTCAGCTGGCGGGCGATCAGCGCATCGATCTCGCGCGGGACGGCATAGCCGCCATCGGCGGGTACGCTGCCCTGGATCGACTTGATCTCCGCCGTAGAACCACGGCGCAAATAGCCATCGACGAAGCCCTTGACCTGCGGGCTGCCGGAAGCGCCTTCGATCTGCGGGCGGCTGGCCGCGCGGGCGACCTTGTCGAGCCGGGCCTTCACTTCGTCGACATCGGAACGAAGCGCACCGATCGCTGCGTCCGCGCTATCCTGGCGAGCGACGATGTCGAAGCTTTCCTCGAGCTGGTCGGTGGTATCGGGCAGGGGAGTATCCATGGGGTATGTACCTTTCGTGGGCGTGGGGTGGTGGTGAGAGTGTTTGTTCGCCTCAAGCGTCGGCGGCTGCATCCGCAGCCTTGGCTATCCTCCGGGCAAAGCGCTCCGGGCCATTGGCCTGCGCAGCCCCTCATCCAGCCTCCGCTAGGCGCTGACGCGCCAAGCTCCGCCATCCTTCTCCCCAGGGGAGAAGGATACGCAGGCTTGCAGATTTATCTGCTAGCCGGAGTTGGATGAGGGGCCGGGGGGCCAGTGGCCTGGAATGGTCCGGGCTGCGACCAGCAGCCCGCAAGGGCGACCGCCCGCCCGCAGCGCTTGCGCGAGGATATCGCGCGCCGGATGGCGTGCGGAAAAAAAGACTCCGGCGCCTGAGGCTATTCAACAAAATGCACCCTTGCCCCATGCTGGAGCGGGTGGCTGACGAGGCTGACTTCGAACAGGTCGATCGTTTCCAGCAACCGCCCTTCGCCCTGATTGCGGAAGCGCTGCGCGCGGTAGCCGAAGCTGAGGCCGTCCACCGCGCGCTGCTTGAGCAGCATGGCGGCGCGGCCCTGGGGATTGTCGATCCTGCCGATCACGCGCAGGCCGCGCGCGTCTTCGGCCACGCGCTCGACCCAGCCGATCCGCATTTCGGGCCTGTGCTGCCAGAACAGCGGCAGTGGGTCGCTGCGCCCGGCAAGGCTGGCAGCGAAGGCGCCGGGGCGGATCGTGTCCTGCGCGCCATCCGCCTTGTCGAACAGCGCGGCATAGCCGGCGAAGCGCAGCGCCCGGCTCATCGCAGATATTCCCACAGGCCGAGCCGCACAGCGATGCCGAGCAACAGGGCGGCGAGCACTCCGCGCACGATCCAGTCGACCGCCGCTTTCCAGGCGCTGGCCTTGGCATCGCGCCAGGCGCGCAGAAGCTCGCGCAATTCGTCGATATCGCCTTGCGCGCTTTCGTCGCCGAGGCCGAGCCGGTGGAGCACGCGCTCCGCGCCCAGCTCGCTCGCTTCCTCGACCACGGCGCGCATGGTCACCAGATCGACGCCTTCTGTCGTCGCCTGGCCGATCAGCCGGGCGAGCATATCTTCGCGGGTCATCGTGCGTCTCCTTTCGTTGGGGCGGGTTTCCTCAGGGCGGGAGCAAGCCCCAGCATCTCGCGCTTCTCCTCGGCCGAGAGGAAATCCGCGCCGCTCACTTGCGCCCACAATCGCTCGCGATCTTCGCTGAGGGCGGGAACACGGTCGAGATCGACCGTCAGGCTCGCCTTGGGGAACCACGGGCTCAGCCCTTCCTGCAGGCCGGAGAGGATCTTCGCTGCCAGCGGCAGCAGCGTCAGCCGCCACAGCGCGCGGTTGGCCTCGCGATAATTGGCATAGGTATTGTCGCCCGGCAGGCCGAGCAGCATGGGCGGCACGCCGAAGGCAAGCGCGATGTCGCGCGCGGCGGCGGCTTTGAGCGTGGCAAAATCCATGTCGGCGGGCGAGAGGCTCATCGCCTTCCAGTCCAGCCCGCCCTCCAGCAGCATCGGCCGCCCGGCATTGGCGCTGCCGGCATAGGCGCCGGTAAGCTCGGCCGTCAATCGCTCGAACTGTTCGCCCGTCAGGCTCGAGCCATCGCCCGCGTCATAGACCAGCGCGCCACTGGGCCGCGCGGCGTTTTCCAGCAGTGCGCGGTTCCACTGGCTGGCGGCGTTGTGAATGCTCACCGCCTGATCGGCGGCGGCGAGACACCCCGCACCATAATGATCGTCGCCCGGATGGAAGGCCTTCAGATGGATCACATTGGGCCAGCCGTCCTCATCCTCCAGCGGGATGTCGATGGTTCGCTCGGCCACGCGGTAGCGAAAGGCGGTCGGCCAGCCATCCTCGCCGGGCAGGATCGAGACACGCTCGGGCCTCAGCGCGAACAACTCGACCGGGCGGCCCGCACCATCCTTCATCAGCCGGACATAGCCATTGCCATGCAGCAGCATTTGCGCGGCGAGGGTTTCGACCAGTGTCTGCCCCGCGCTGGAGGCCGCGACCAGCGCGGCAAGCCGTGCATCGGTGGGCGCGAGCGGCGTGCTGCCGACGCCTTCGGCCACGATCCGCACCGCGCGCTGCGCCACCGGATTTTCGACAAAGGCCCGCCGCACCGCGCCGGTATATTCGAACGGCCCGCGCGGAGCTCCGGCGTCGAAGGCCGTCGCCCAGGGCGAAACGAACCCGCGCGAAACAGGCACACGGGCACCGCCCCCGCCCTTGAAGGCGGAAGCGAGAGTGGTGAGGAAGGACATATGGATACCTCTCGTCATCCCGGCGAAAGCCGGGATCGGTTTCAACAAAGTCGGATCTGGCCGACAACGATCCCAGCTTGCGCTGGGATGACGTTTCTCAATTCAAATCTGCCGCACTCTCGGCCTTGCGCGCTTGCCCAGCATCAGTTCGGTAAGCGCCCAGACCAGCGCATCGGCGCGGTCGGGCGACCTGCCCGGCCCCTCATAGCCACCGCCTGCCATCAGCCCGCAGAGCTGGTCTTCCAGCGCGGCGAACATGCCTGCGTGGCGCACGCGGCCTGCTTCGTAGAGTGCGGCGACGGGTTCGGCTCTGGCCGCCTTGCCGCGGCTGGCGTGAACCAGCTTGAGCGGCAGCGAGATATTCGCCGCGCGCAACACGCTGGCGACCATCGCGCCGCCCTGGTTGGCTTCGGCGACCACGCGGTCGGCACTCCAGATCGCGGCGGCATCGGCCACGGCGCGGGCCCAGCGTTCGGGCGTGGCCTTCACCACCGAGCAATCGGCCAGCACCCGCGCGATCCCGTCTGCGCACTGGGCGCGGACGGGAT